GGCGCCGTTTCATCGTCGCCGCCGGTGGTGATCGTGTGAGTGTGGTTGCCGTCGGTTGTGGTGCCCACCTGCCATTCGTTCCCGTCCGCTGCGTTGGATGTGCCTTCGCTCAGCACGTCTTCCTTTTTGTTTGTAACTGCCGGATAATCGTTCGCGGTTTTGTTGTTGTAGCGGGCGAAGACTTCGCTATCTTCGTTTTCCCACGCCAGGATGCCGTGGTTGTGGGCGCCGTAAAGGTTCGTGCCGAATGGTGTCGCGCCGCTCGGCCTGGCTGTCTTGTAGTCCTGCCAGCTGTTCACCGCTCTGGTGGTTTCACCCCAGTTGCCGTTCCGGTTCAGACCTGCGCCACGCAGGAACGCACCCCTGAAGTCAGGCACGTTGGCGCCCAGCAGCGCCCGCAGTTCGGGATACAGCACCTGATCAATCGCCTGCCCGTTGCACAGCAGCCAGCCAGGCGGTGCTGCATCCACCAGCCAGGCCATCACCGTGCCGATCGGGCAGCCCACGCCCACCATCGGGCGGCCGCCTGTGAGGTTCATCCCCTGGCCGGCGCCGCCCAGCTGGACCCATTTCGTGGCGGCCACGTCGTAGGAATACAGCGCAGGCTTCCCGCCAGCCTTCGCGCTGTTCAGCACCAGGTACACATCCTTCGCCGCGGCCACCACCGGCAGGTCGGTGTCGGTCGGGACGTTCCGCACGCCAGCCGTGAGCGGGATCAGTGCCCAGGGTGCAGCCGTAACGGCAGGAACTGCTGGTGGCGTGCCGCCAGGGCCCGCAGGGGTGCCTGGTGTCGCCAGCGTGCCCGGTGCCGTATCAGCTGGCAGCACCACACCGGTGGCCCGGTACAGGTTGCCCTGATAGCTGACGATCGACCCCTTTTCATAATTTCCCGCCACCCAGGCCGCCAGGCCGTAGAGCGCATCAGCCCGCGACTTCGCCAGCAGGTCGCCGCCGATGTGGCTCCAGTGATATTCCAGCGGGTCGCCAGGGTTTGTGCCGGCCCTGGAGCTCACCTGGAGCCAGTCGCCCACCTGAAGCGCAGCACCTGCCAGGTCGGCACCCACGCCGTTCGGGTCGCCGGCCTGCACCACGTAGCCGGCAGTGCCAACCCACACCCAGTATTGGCTGGTATGGGCAGCGCCGGTGGCCGCCACCGTCACGTTCGGCAGCTTGTTCAGCTGCAGCGCACCCACCACCGTGCCGCCCACCTGCTGCACCGTGCCCTGGAACAGGTTCAGCGCGGAAATCATTCCGCGAATGGTGTCCAGGTCGTAGACGGTCTGCCACGATCCGCCCGAAAACACCTTCAGCTGCTGGTGATCCTTTTCTGTCACCACTGACAGATCGCCGGGCAGCGCCCAGCTGGGATCCTGCGCGCTGCGCAGCGACTGCACCCACACCTGCGGATCGGTGAAGTGCCACCCACCAGTCGACGCTGGCCCGGTCAGCTGCACCACCACCGCGGTGACGCTGCCCACCAGGTTCCACGCCAGGCTGCTGCCCAGCCAGGTGATCGAATCGCCGATGGCGTAGCCGGTGCCTGGTGCTGTCACCTTCGCCAGGATCGTGCCATCAGCCTGGGCCTGCAGGTCCAGCACGCACCCGGTGCCGGCGTTCACATCGAAGGTTTTGCCGCCATCGTCGCTGCCCACCTGGGTGGCGATCAGCGCCGCATCACCCGGTGGCTCGAGCACCTGGATCGCTGCCACGCCACCAGTCGACGGCAGGCTGCCATCCCACACGGCGATGCGATCGACAGGCTGCCCGTCCAGGTCCAGCTGGATCAGGTAGGCCTTTCCGTTGATCGGTCGCTTCAGCGGGTCCGGGTCGTTGGGGTTTGGCAGGTTGCCCACCCGGGCCACCAGCGCGAACCCTGATTCGCGGCGCAGCGTTTGAAGGTTGACCCCATCGGTGGCGGCCGTCGGATCCTGCAGCTGGATCAGCTTCTGGCCGTCGGCATCAAACCCGAACCTGGCTCTGAACGGCTGGCCTGACATTTGCGCTAGGGGCAGCCGGGCACGATCCCCTGCGCTGCGCCCTTACCTTACCGACCGATCAGATATAGAGCACCCGGCCGCGAATGATCGTCAGCGCCGTGGCCGAATACAGCTGCAGCGCCAGCTGATTGCTGGGGTCGTTGATCGCCTGGAAGCTGAGCACCGGCGGGGTGCCAGTTCGCACTTCATACACCTGGCTGTAACCGGTGCGGCCCGTGCTGTCGCGCATCACCGCCAGTTCCACCAGCAGTGCACCGTTCGCATCTTCCGCGAAAATATCCGCGATGAACGCATCGCCGCCGGTGTCGGGGTCAACCGCCACCGTGGTCCACACCGCAGGCGTCAGCGGGGTGCTTGTCGGTGGTGGCCCGAACGTCGGTGCACCAGCCGCCAGCGGTGTGCCGTGGTTCAGGATCGTTTGCAGCGTGCCGCCGCCAGCAGCGCCGCCGCCGACCGCCACCGTGCCGCCGCCGCCGCCGCCGGCCATTGCACCAGCGAACACCCTGGGATAGAGCGCATCGCCCTGTTCGGCCTTCATCCCGGTGGGCAGCTTGAAGCTGGCCGGGTCGGCCTTCAGCTTCACCGGGCTGCCCCAGCCCAGCGCCACCTTCGGCCCATACAGCCAGCTGCGGGTGGTGTCGATGTAGAAATCGCCCGCCTTGCCATCTTCCGCCAGCGGGATGCCAGCGCCGTGCAACAGGCTGTTGCCATCAGCACCAGGCCTGCCGGTGTCGCCCTTCGGTCCAGGTGGCCCCTGCAGGCCCTGGCTGCCCTGCACGAAGCCGGCCCGGATCAGCTGGCCGCTGCTCAGGCCCAGGATCAGTTCACCGGAAACCACCGCGGCCGACACCACCGACACGCCATCAGCCACAGCAGCCTGCACATAGGTGCACCCAGGCTACCTGCGCCGCCACCGCCGGCCCATCAGTAGCCGCGGCGTGGTTTGCCCATCGGTTTGCCGCGATCGATCTGCCGCTGCTGCCGCACGCTGTGCACCGGGCCCACCGCTTCGATCGCTTCGGCCCATTCCGGCCATTGCTTCGCCAGGTCGGCCGCCGGCACGAACCGCCGCTGATTGCCGCGGCCGCGCATCAGATCCTGCAGCGCCTGCTGCGGATCGCTGCCGCCCTGCACCAGCCTGGTGAACACCGCCGCACGCTTCGCGCCGGCCGGCCCGGTGCCGAAGTATTCCTGCAGCGTCAGTGCCCTGGTGACTGGATCGACGCCCAGGCCGCGGCCGTTCGCCACCTGGCCCAGGAAATCAGCAGTGCTGCCGCCGCCCTGCCATTCGACACGCCGCCAGTGGTATCGCTCACCGCTGGGGCCGGCCCGCTTCGATTGCGCCCACCCTTCACGGTGCAGTCGGTCCAGGTAGGCGGCCCGTGGTTCCTTCGGCCCCTGCGGTGGTGGTTTTTCGTTCGTCAGCACCACACCAGTGCTGCGGCCCTGCCCTTCGGTGCGCTCGAGCTCCAGGGCGGTGGCCGTCAGTGGCAGGCACTGGCACCTGCACTGGACGTGGTACGGGATGCCAGGCAGTTCGCTGCGTTCTGACACCGTGCGGCGATCCAGTGCTGAACAGCTGGGGCAGGTGCGGCTGTCGTTGCTCGCATCCCACCGCCACTGGCGGATCGTGCCCGGTGCCGCTGCATCCATCGCTGCCCACTGCTGCTGATGCACCTGCTCCGATAGGTGGGCCAGGCCCGTGCGTGCGATCGCCCTGGCGTTCGACTTCAGTGCCACTGCCGACTGGCCCAGTCGCATCTGGCCCCTGATTTCATCGGCGATCAGGTTCTGCGCGATTTCTTCGGTGGTGTTGCCGGCCAGGAACCCAGCGCGCACGTGGCGATCGATCGACTTGAAGCTGAACTGCGCGAACCGCGGCACACCCATCGCATCACTGGCCTGGCCGCCCAGCCCCTGGCCGCGCACGAACCGCCCCGTGGCGCCATCCTGCAGCACCACACTGCTGCCGAACCACTGCTGCAGCGTGCCGCCCATCACCCGCATACCCTGCACCTGCTGGAGCACTTCAGGCGGCACCCGGGCCTGCATCGCACCCAGCAGCTCCGGGCTGCTGCCCACCCGGCCCAGGTCGGCAGCGGTGAAGGCCTGCCCAGGGAATGCTTCGACCGTGCGCGGCGCGAACGGGTTGTTTTCGCCGGTGGTCGCACGCCGCAGTGCTGCAGCGCCTGGTGCATCGCCAGCCATTCCGGCCTGCAGGTAGCCGGCCGCCCAGCGCGCCTGCTCTGGTGTCATCAGCGCCGCTTCCAGCACCAGGTCGCGGCCGACCGCCAGCGACATTCGCTCGAGCACCGGCAGCACCTGCGGCTTCAGCGCACGCCACGCCCGTTCGCGCAGCAGCCCATCAGGCAGCCCGGTGATCAGCTTGCGGATCTGCACCACTGCCAGTTCGATCGCCACCTGCGTGCGATCAGTGCTCGCATCGGCGCGGTCCAGGATCCGCAGGATGTTCGCCAGCACCTGCTGCCGCTGCCGGTCGCGGCCGACAGCAGCACGGGCCAGGTCGTTGGCATCCATCAGTCGGGCAGCTCAGGCGATGGTGCTGCACCTTCCGCATCAGCTTCGGCGGTGGCTTCGTTGGCCGCGGCCAGCGGCACCGTGTTCGCGAATGCTTCAGATAGCTGCAGGCCCTGGCCCACCGCTTCGATGATCGCTTCGGGGTCGAAGTCGTCGCCGAATACTTCACCGCGGCGCAGTGCTTCCAGCAGCGTGCGCTGATCGATCACATCGGTCTGGAACAGGCGGCCCAGTGCGTCGATCGTTTGCGCATCGATCGGGTCGGCGTTGTAGTCGCGGTCCAGCACCACCACCGGCGGTTCCACACCCGCATAGGCGGCCACCCATTCCACCGCCTGCTGCAGGCTGGCTTCCAGGTCTTGGCTGATCACCGAAAGCATCGAGTTGCTGTCGGCACGGTCCAGCTGTTTCGACAGCCCCGATTCGGCCACGTTCTTTTGCTTCGCCAGGATCGCAACGCCCAGCGATGCCATCTGGGTTTCCAGGCTGGCCAGTTCATCCTGCAGGCTCTGGAATGCACCGCTGGCGGGTTCCACGTAGAACGCATCGCCTTCGACGGGGAGGCTGAGCGCGTTATTCACCCCGACGTTCAGCTGGTTGCTGGCCTGATCCCAGCCCTTGACCACCATCATCGGCTGCGCTGCCACGTGCAGGCAGTGCAGCAGCTGCGCCTGCAGCGCATAGTGCTGAAGGTTCAGGTTCGCGATTTCCAGCAGCGGCGGCTCACTGCGCAGCAGCCCTTCACGCTGCGCATACACCACGGTGTAGGGCACTTCGGTCAGGCCTGTTTCACCGTCCTGGTGCAACAGCCAGCGTTCGGGGCCGCTGCGATCTTTCTGGCTCAGGTCCACCCGGTAGGTGGCCCACCGGCCAGGCTCGAGCACCCGCACCTGCCGATATTGCGCTTCGCCGAAGGCACCCCAGGCTTCACTCACCACTTCACGCAGGCGCACCTGGGCCAGGTGGCCGCCGGCACCGCCAGCCGCTTCACGCCAGCCGATCACGTTCCCGGTTTCGTAGCGCACGAAGTACGGCCGGGTCGGATTGGCCAGCTGATCGGCCAGGCTCACGATGCTGGGATCCAGCTGGTGATCCACCAGCCAGCCGCAGTGCCCGTAGGCGATCGCATCGAACAGCACTTTGCTGCAGAACTCTTCCAGGCCGCTGCCGTGCCGGTTCACATCCTTTCGCCAGGCACCCCACCATTCGGGATCGCCACCCTGCAGTTCGATGGGTTTGCGCAGGATCAGGCCGACAGCAGCGCGCACGATGCGCGCGAAGTACGGCGACAGCACGCCGCGGCCACAGCGCCGGCTGTAGGCATCGGGCGGTTCGCTGGGCAGCTGCGGCAGGTAGGTGGTGCTGCGCAGGTTCAGGCCCGTGGTGCCACTGAGCACAGCAGCCACCGGCTGCCACCGCTGCCACATCGCCCAGTAGCTGGGCGACGGAATGCTGGGATTGTTTTCCGGGTGTTCTTCATCCTGTTGCCGCCGCAGCGAAATGTCGGGCAGGTCGCGGTTCCCTTCCCACCCGTGCGCAGCGTTTTCGGAATAGCTGGGCAGCTCCAGGCGAATGTCGGCCATCAGTCGGTGGCGGCGGTGGCGGGCTTCCGGGTGCGGCTGCGCTTCGGCGTGGGATCAGCAGCGGCCTGGGTGTCGCCGGCTGGGGTGTCCGTTGAACTGACAGCCTGCGCACCCGCCGGAACGGGTTCCACATCGCTGGCCCACTTCACCGGTCCAGTTCGATCCCACCAGGGCCCTGGCTGCCAGATCGCCACACACATCGCCCACAGGATGCCCGCAGTGTAGGCGCGGGGCCCCGACTGCACCCAGGTGCGGGTGTGATCAGTAGAGCGCGATGCCGGTTTCGCCCGACTGCCACGGCTTCACCCTGTTGGCAGCCGACAGGATCAGGTAGCCAAGCGCGTCACACCAGTGTTCCAGCCCTGGGGATTTGTCCACCAGCCATTCGTCGGTGCCCAGCTTGAAGGTGACACCCCGCAGGCCGCGAATCAGGTGTTTGCACCTGGGGTGCACCCGCAGCCTGATCTGCCCTTCGGCGTTGCGGATCAGGTAGTTCGTGGCCTGCAGTTTGTCTTTCACGCTCCAGGGTGCCGACGGTGACACCACCACGAAGCCGTGCTGGCGCAGGATGCCGTGGTCGGTCATTCCGGCACTGCTGGTTTTCCTGGCGGCACCGGTCGGGTCGGGATAGGCGAGCACCCGCCGGCCGGCGAAACGGTGCAGCACCAGCTGGCACACCTCGCCGGTGTTGCTATTCGGCAGCGCGATTTCATCCCACACGCACAGCGTGTCGCCCACTAGTGATGCCATCACGCCGGCCATCATTCCGACGTTAAAATCCAACCCTAAAAGTAGTTCGCCGCCCGTGTCTTCGGCACGGTCATCGATGTTTTCATCGTTGAAGTCAGGATATACCCTACCGGCCATCGATTCGAAGCTGGCCAGGTATTCCTGCCGGAAGGTGCGCGCGTCCATATCACGCTTCGCCGCTTCGATTTCTTCCGCTGGCACCTGCCCACCCTGCAGCGTGGTGAAGCTGAACCGCGCCCAGGTTTCATCGCCCATCGTTGCTTCCCACAGCGCGTGGAAGTGGTTGAAGCCGGCCGGCGTGGTGATGTGCCAGCAGGGCCCCTGCTGATCCGACAGCGACGGCCGCACCACTTCAGACCACACCCGCGGGTTCACGTAGGCGGCTTCATCGATCACGCACCCGCTCAGGCTGCTGCCCCTGAGGCTGTCGGGGCTGTCCGCACCCATCAGGCTGATCGTTGCCCCGTTGATCAGCTTCACCGTCAGTTCGGTGTGGTTCACCGTTGCCACCAGGTGGGGCGGTGCCATTTCACGCAGCGTTTTCCACGCGATGCGCTTCGCCGCTTTGTAGGTGCTGGTGACATACCAGAACAGCCCACCAGGCTTTCGCATCGCCCAGATCAGCAGCTGCCCGATGCTCAGATAGGTCTTCCCGAACCTGCGCCCACAACACAACAAACGAAAGCGGGTGTCGGCTTCATACACCTGCCGCTGCGGTGTGGTGAAGGTCTGTTCGATCACATCAGCGTGGTGGCCCAGGTCGGTGCCCAGGTTGCGCGCCATCGGTGCGTTCAGGATGCTGCCGGCCGGCCCGGCCATCAGGATCGACACGATCAGCCGCCGCCCTGGTTTGCAGCGAACCCGCCCAGGTTCGTCAGCTTCGCCATACTGTTCAGGCACCCCAGCGCCGTGCCCAGCTGCCCTTCGACCCGGGCATCAGCACCCAGCCGCTGATATTGCTCCAGCAGGTCCAGCATAAAATCCTCGCGTTCGCGGGCCCAGTTCGCGCGCAGGATCGTGCGGGCGGCCTTTATGTATTCGTCGACGTTCCTGGGGCTGTAGCCGGTCGGCCAGGATTTCGCCGCCCATTCCAGCAGCTGCTGGCGCGTGGCGCCCAGGCCCAGGCGCTTCACGATTTCCGACACCCGCCGTTCGGCTTCGTCGGCAGTGCACATCGCGGCACCGCCGCGGCCAGGCGGTGGCGGGCTGTTGTGGTTCGGCGCCTTCGATGGGTCGCGCGCCTGTTTGTTCATCACCGTGGGGCCCACCGGCAGAAACGGTGCATCCTTCGCCGCGGCCCTGGCGATCGCCCTGGCCTGCGCCGCGGTGGTGTGATCCGGCGGCTCCAGGAAATCCGACGTTTCAGCCAGTGCTTCGGCCAGGTGCTCGCGTTCGGCCAGGTCTTCGGCGGCGATGCTGCTGGTGATGCCGCGGGCGCGGCGCTCCACGATTTGCTTCACCCGCTCCATCAGCTTCGGCGGTTCCTGGCAGCCCAGCTCCAGGCATTTCTTCCTGGCGGCCAGCATCACCCGCCGGCGCCTGGTGCTGGTGTCCTGGCTGCCCACTTCGTAGGCGATCACGCAGTGCTCGAGCACCTGGCCCAGGTGGTCGGCGCTGATCACACTGCCGGGCATCCCGCCGCGCTGGGTGATGGCATCCTGGTGGCGCTGGCGGGCGCTGCGCTTCGGCAGGCCTTTCGCTGGCTGCCGGCCCTGCCCCTTCGGTGATGGCTTCAGGTTGCCTTTTCCTGCCACAGGCGCAGCTGGGTGTGGTTGCTGCTGGAAGACTAGCCCGCAGGATCCAGCGCCAGCAGCGTGATCGTGGCGCCTGGGAGCTCACCGGGTGCGCACCAGTGGCGTTCGACCACCATTCGCACCAGCTGTTTGTCGTCGCCCCAGGTGCCTGATGCGGTGATTGCATCATTCGCGGCGCGGCTCAGCTTGTCCACGTCTCCGGCGATCACCAGGTGCCACTGCGGTGCGGTGGGCTTTAGCTCGCCGTTCGTGCGGAAGTGCGACTGGGGCCTGGCGAAGCGAAACACCATCGTGGCCTGCATCGGCCCAGCGGTCGGCCAACCTGCCGGGCGGGCCAGGGCGCAGGCCGCGGCGATATCCGATCGCCAGGGCGCCAGGCGTTTGTTTGATTCGATGGCACGGCCGCGGCCCAGGTACGTTTTGCTGCCCTGGGTGGCGGGTTTGCCGTGCACCGTGAAGGTGAACTGCATCAGTCGGATGTGGTGGGTGTGGTGGTGGTGTCGGCATCCACTGCCGCTTCGATCGCTTCCAGCTGATCCCAGATCGCGTCGATCAGGTGGCTTTCGGTGCCGCCGTAGATCACCCAGGGCTGGCGGCTGGCGGCGATCAGGTCGACGCACAGCTGCCGCCAGTCGGTGGTGGTGTCGGCCATCAGTCGGATGTGGTGGGTGTGATGGGCAGCTGGCGGTGCTTCAGCCGCGGCCCGGTGGGTAGCTGCTGGCCGTTGTACCGGCCGGTGACGGCGTAGCTGTTGACCGGTGGCGCGGCCATCGTGAGCAGCACCAGCTGGGCCACACGCATCCCGGGCCAGATCGGCACCGGCTGCAGCTGGCGGCTGTTGTGCAGCTCCAGGGTGATGGTGCCGTTGAACCCTGGATCGATCCAGCCGGCCATCAGGTGTTCCAGGCCCTGGCGGGCCACGGTCGACTTCAGCTGCACCTGGCCGGCCAGGTGGGTCGGCATCGTGATGCGTTCGGCTGTGGCGGCCAGGATGAACTGGCCAGGCCGCAGCAGGTACGGATCGGCTTCGGTGTGGTCTGACAGATCCAGGCCCACCAGGCCGACACCCACCACTGATTCGATCAGGATCGTGGGGGCCAGGCGCAGGTCGATCGATGCTGGGTTCACCAGCACCGGGTCGAAGGGTTTCACGCAGCCGGCCGCGGCCAGTTCGGCGATTTCAGAATCGGGCAGGATCATCAGGCGACAGCAGTGGGCAGGGTGACGATCACGCGATCGCTGCGGGTGGCAGTGCTCGAGCAACACCAGCGCACCGAATAGTCGGGCAGCACCTGTTCAGGCACCTGGTAGGAATACCAGCGACGGCTGCAGGCTTCACAGTGGCGACGGCGCACGGTGCCGGTGCCATCAGCTGTGGGTGTGGTGCAGATCACGCGGGTGCGGCGTGAACCGCAGTTCGGGCAGGCGGTGGCGACAGCAGCGCGCGCACCTTCAGGTGTCAGTCGGCCCATTGGATTCGGTGTGGTGGGTGTTGTTGGCCATTGTGGCCTGGGTGTCGATTGCGCGGGTGATGTACCAGCGCGCCTTCAGCAGGTCTTCGATGCCGTTTTTCCGGCGCCAGCGCCACAGGTAGGCGATGGCAGTTTGCGTGCAGTGATCGGTGTGCGCTTCGGGGCCGGCCGCGGCCAGCAGGGCATCGATGCACTGCAGGTCGCCGGCGGTGTAGTGGCTGGGGCTGTCGACAGGATCGTGGTCGGGCATAGCAGGAAGGGGCCCTGCCGGGCCCCGGTGGTGTGTGTGATCAGGCCTTCGCCTTCACCTGACGCAGCACCCAGAACGGATCGCCGGTGGTGACGGTGCAGTGGCCCTGTTCCTGCAGGTCGGCTTTCAGGGTTTCGATTGCGGCTTTGCCGTGTGCATCGAAGGTGGTGGAAGCCTTGCCGGTCTGCAGGCCGAAGCTGTAGCCGTAGGCGGTGAACTTCGTGGGCACGTCGCCGGCATCGTGCGCGGCCTGGAGCTTGGCCAGCTGTTCTTTGCGGATTTCGGTCCAGGCAGCCAGCTGCGCGGTGGCGTAGGCGAGCTCGCGGGCGACCTGATCCAGATCAGCAGGCAGGGTGGAAACAGCGGCGGCGGTGGTGGGAGCCATCAGCGTGGTGTGGTGGGTGTTCGAATCCATTGTGGGTGCAAGTGGGTGCATTCGTCAAGTGGTGCCGGTGAAGCGTGCGGCCAGTTCGTCCAGCACGGCATCGCGGTGCACGCTGCTGAGCACCGCCGGGGTGTAGAGCGACCGCACGGTGTAGACGGTGAAGCCAGGCACCCGCACCGGGCCAGGGGCCCCTGGCTCCCAGGCATCACCCTCCGGGGTGTCGGTGCGCTGCAGCGTGGCCACCGGGTGGCCGTTCCAGCTGATGGTGCAGATCGGGCCGGCAGGGGTTTGCTCCGGCGGGCTGAAGGCCAGCGAAGGGTGCATCAGGTTCGTGGTGGGTGAACAGCTGCAGTGTAGGCGGGTGCGGCTGCCGCGGCCAGGCACACGAAAGCCCCGAACGATCACGCCCGGGGCTTCCGGCCCGGCCAACACCCACCACGGTGAACAGCCGGGAACCGCCACCTGCGTGGCGGCGATGCCCAGACCGTATCCCAGGAAATGCCGGCCGCGGCCATTCGCGCTGCGGCTGGTGTCGATCAGCAGCGGATCAGCAGCCGCCGATGAAGGCATCGAAGAAATCAGCAGCCAGCCAGGGATCACCTTCGGGCGTGAGCAGCGGGCGCGAACCTTCCAGCAGCTGGCGCAGCTTCGGCGCGACCACGCCGGGCCGTGCCCAGCTCTGATCAGCCAGCAGGCCGTTCAGTGTCGACAGGGCAGCGAACAGCTTCGGCTTCGGTGTCAGCTTGCCGTGGCTCAGGTCCGACCACTGGCTGTTGTGCACGGCCAGGGCCAGCAGGCCAGCGGCCGCGGCGATGCGCTTCGGATCGTCCTGGCTCCAGCCGTTGGCGCGCTGCCATTGCACCAGCAGGTGGCCGAAGCGTGCCTGTGCGTCGGCCATTGCTTCGATCGCCGCGGCCGCGGCATCGGTGACGGGCGTGGTGGGTTCGTGCAGGATCGCGGGGTTCAGCTGCGCCAGGGCAGCGTCGATCAGGTGGGTGGCGGAAGCCATCGCGGTGTGGTGGGTGTTGAACCCCCACACCATACGGCACGCGATGGCGTAGCGCAACGGGCGTAGGGGTT